CCCTGAGATATGCTTGCGAGGGAATCAGACGCGCAATTGTTGTCAAACCGCAGACTTTCAAGCCATTGCCGACTATGCACAAATGGTAGAAAATCGGACAACCAAGGATAAACATGGCCAGAATTTCCGAAGATCAACGCCTTGCTAACCTGCACGCTGAAGCACTGCGGCAGTTCAACGACATTCAAACAGCGCTGCGGGATGAGCGCCTTCAATGCTTGCAAGACCGGCGTTTCTACAGCTTATGTGGCGCTCAGTGGGAGGGGCCTTTGTATGACCAGTACGAAAACAAGCCGAAGTTTGAGGTCAACAAGATCATGCTGGCGGTCATTCGGATCGTCAACGAGTACCGTAACAACAGGATTACAGTCGATTATGTAAGCAAAGACGGTTTAGAGAACGACAAGCTGGCCGAAGTCTGTGATGGCCTGTACCGTGCCGATGAGCAAGCCTCAGTCGCTGATGAAGCGTATGACAATGCTTTCGAGGAAGCTGTAGGCGGTGGCATCGGGGCCTGGCGGCTGCGGACGGTTTACGAAGACGAAGAGGATGACGAGAACGACAAGCAGCGCATCCGTATCGAGCCAATCTACGATGCTGACAGCTCAGTATTCTTTGATCTCAACGCCAAGCGCCAGGACAAGAGCGACGCCAAGTTCTGCTTTGTGGTCACATCAATGACCCGCGACAGCTACAAGGAAATCTACAACGACGACCCGACGGACTGGCCGAAGATCATCCACCAGTACGAATTTGATTGGGCAACGCCTGATATTGTGTTTGTCGCTGAGTATTACAAGATCGAGGAAAAGGCCGAAACCATCCGCATATTCGAAGCAATTGACGGTACGGAAGAACGCTACAGCCAAACAGACTTTGCGGATGATGAGACCCTGGAAGAAACCCTGATGGCAATCGGCAGCCGCGAGGTGCGTCAAAAGCGTGTCAAACGGATGCGCGTTCGCAAATACATCATGAGTGGCGGCAAGGTGCTGGAGGACGCTGGTTACATTGCCGGCAAGTGCATCCCGATTGTGGTTGTCTACGGCAAGCGCTGGTTCGTTGATAACGTCGAGCGCTGCATGGGTGCGGTACGCCTGGCTAAAGATGTCCAACGGTTGAAGAATATGCAGCTGTCCAAGCTGGGCGAGATCAGCGCACTGTCCAGCATCGAGAAGCCCATCATGACGCCAGAGCAGGTAGCAGGCCACCAGGTGATGTGGGCAGAAGACAATCTGCGCGACTATCCGTACCTGCTGGTCAACCCAATCACGGGCGCTGACGGAGCGCAAACAATCAGTGGCCCTGTGGCTTACACCCGATCAGCAGCAATCCCCCCGGCAATGGCCGCACTGCTACAGATCACTGAGAAGGATATGCAGGATATTCTTGGCAACCCCCAAGGCGCTGACAAGATGGTGTCAGGCATGAGTGGCAAAGCGGTGGAGATGATCCAGACCCGTGTTGATATGCAGACGTTCATCTACATGAGCAACTTTGCCAAGGGCATGAAGCGCTGCGGCGAAATCTGGCTATCAATTGCACGGGAAATCTACACCGAAGAAAAGCGCAAGATGAAAACCATTGCGTCAACTGGTGAGGCCGGCACGGTGGAACTGATGCAGCCGATGATTGACCAAGAGACCGGCGCGATGAAGATGGCCAACGACTTGAGCGAGGCGACCTTTGATGTGATTGCAGAAGTCGGACCATCTAGCAGCAGCAAACGCGCAGCCACAGTACGGGCGCTGACGGGAATGATGCAGATTACGCAAGACCCCGAAACGCAACAAGTTCTGACCGCAATGGCCATGATGAACATGGAAGGAGAAGGCGTCAGCGATGCCAATGCTTACTTTAGGAAGAAGCTGCTGCGAATGGGCGTAGTCAAGCCGACAGATGACGAGGCCGAAGAACTGATGGCCGAAATGCAAGGCCAGCCGCAAGACCCGAATACGATGTACCTGCAAGCCGCAGCAGAGGAAGCAACAGCCAAAGCAGCCAAGGCCCGGGCAGACACCGTGGAGACTATTGCCAGCGCTGAACTGAAGAACGCTCAAACGATGGAGACCTTTGCCAAGATCAGCGAAATGGATGGTGGCGAACAGCAGATGCAGCAGCCGGCGCAACAAATGCCACGGATGGACGAGAAAACGATGCTGGAGATCGAGGCCATGCGCCTGGAAAACCAGCTAAAGCGGAACCGGGTGGAAGCCACCGACGGCTATGCAAGAGTTTGAGGCGCGGCAGATACTGGCAGTGCTTGGCATCAATATCCACTGAGGCGCAATCATGGCAGACCCGTATATCAGACAACTGGCTCGTGAGGCTTTGGCACAGTCAGCCGTAAACCCAGCCGGCGCATTTAATCGTAGCGTATTGGGCGCACAGCAGTTGCAAAGGCCGGCAGACCCATATCTGCGTCAACAGTACCCCGCTGTTTTTGGTGGCCTAGCTGGTTTGGTTGGTATGGCACCGGATGAGATGGACGGCAGCGTGCTAGACCCAAACACCGCCAGGGTAAGAGAAGCGCAGGCAATGACCTATCCAATAGGCACAGCGTTGCAAATGCTTCCAGGAGCAAAGCCAGCAGCCGCAGGCGCTATGGCAGCAGGCAAGGCCGGTGAGCGCTTTGCAGAGCGTGCTGTACCAATGGTTATGGAGCGCGGAGGTTTTGGTTCTGAACTGCTTCAAGGCATGAGCAGGGGTGCAGAAAGTTATGCTCTACCGCCAGCCGCCCGTAATGAGTTTGGCGCAGGTTGGATGCCGTTGCAAGATGAAATAGATGTTGCGCGTGCTGCAATACAAAGACAAGTCATTGATTTACCATCGGGTGAAGTTCAATTAATACCCAGAGTGTCTTTTTTAGGGACATCAGGCCCACAAGGTTTGGATGCAGAAGTAAGATTCAGAACAACAAGCGGTCGTAACTTTACCGTTCCACCAGGTCAAAACATATACCCCGATTTTCCTATAACAGGAGAAGAAAGACAAATAATTCGGGAAGCACGACAAAACATTACAAATCAAAAAAATGAATTGTCAAACCTTATTGACGCGCAAAGATCAATCACAAACACTAACCCTGTTCCAATTCCGCAATGGGCACGGGAAATGACGGAGTTAAACAAATCCACACAAGCAGGGCCAGAGTGGTGGACAAAAGCATTGAAAGACAAAACAGCAATAAACTTTGATGAATTTGTAGACGCTGCAAACAATACATCTTTGATGATGTATCCAAAAGCCTCAACATCAAAAAATTCGCAAGAAATAGCAAATCACTTTGGAGTTAAAGCAACACAGAATTTAGATTCTGTACTGTTTTCAAATGACAATGGGGTATTAAAAATAATAGGAGCAAACACAAACTCTCCTTATATCAGTGCATCAGCAGCAAAATCAGAAGGGAAAAAAGAAGGCGGTGGAAAAGCTTTATATCAAGCAGCATATAACTGGGCCGCAAACAATGGAAAAATTATAAAGCCAGACCCGCGCGGAATGAGTGACATTAACGAAATAAGGAAAATTGGGAATGCTCTATCAGGACAAATAAGAAACGGCAAGCTCATTGCAGAAATGAATTCGGGAAATTTTAGCGGTCTAAAATCAATTTCTGAGCTGTGGCGAGAAGAGTCTAGGATAGCTAAAAAAAGAATACCATTTATTTCAAATTTAAAGTTTGATGGTTCCTCATTTAATATGAATGATGCAGACATTGTTTTAGGAATAACTAAAAAAGACCCTTCGTTTGAAAAAGGTGTTGGAACAATGACAGCCAAGCGGTCAGCAATAGCTGATTGGCTTGAGACAGCAACGCCATTGCAATCAAAGAAAGCTGTTATATCTCTTCTTGCTGCTGGTTCTGGTCCATTATTTGCAATGGAAGACAATATCACACGAGAAAAAGTGCCCGTTCAGCAAGCAATGCAAGAATTTGAGCAAGGCTTGACCAACTTCATGGCGACAAGATGACGGCATCCACCCAGCCGACTTTGGGTGAGTTTGAAGGAAGAGTATGGACGACGAAGAAAAACTGATCATTGAAGACGCGCCGGCCGAGGAAGAACAGGCCGAGGAACCCGATGAGGTTGTTGTCAGCATCGGCGAAGAAGAGCCGCAGCAGCAAGAAGAACCGGCCCATGCGCCTGAATGGGTTCGTGAACTACGCAAGACAAACCGTGAACTGAAGCGGCAGAACCAAGAACTGCAAGGCCGGTTGCAACAAACAACGCCAGCACAGCAGGTTGTCCAGCTTGGCAAAAAACCAACACTCGAAGATCACGACTACGACGCCGAGAAGTTTGAGCAGTCGCTGGAAAGCTGGTACGACCGCAAGCGCCACACTGATGAGCAGCAGGCACGGCAAGACGCTGAGATGCAAAACCAGAATCGCGCTTGGCAGTCTAAGCTGGACAGCTACACCAAAGCAAAAGCAGAATTGCGCGTGAAAGATTTTGAAGATGCCGAGGCGGTAGCGCAGGAACTGTTCAGTGTCACTCAGCAGGGTGTAATGCTACAAGGTGCTGATAATCCTGCCCTGGTGGTCTATGCGCTCGGCAGGAACCCAAAGAAGGCCAAAGAACTGGCAGAAATCAAAGACCCGGTGAAGTTTGCCTTTGCCGTAGCAAAACTGGAGAAAGACATGAAAGTTACCAATCGCAAGACAGCACCACCACCGGAGCGCGTTGTTTCAGGCACTGCCCGAAACTCTGGCGCGGTAGATTCAACCCTTGAACGCCTGCGGGAAGACGCAGCCAGGACTGGTAATATGACGAAAGTGATTGCGTACAAACGCCAGAAAAAGGCATAATGCGCCAAACGGGTATCGCTAGCCCACATAAATAGCAGTTGAATGGCCCCCGCCAGCCCATTGGTGAGTAGAGAAAGTGGCAGTAATGCCTGATTTTTTATTCAACCAATGGAGTTTTTATGAGCAATTCATTCAGCAAAGAAGAGCGCGTAGCCTTTGAGGACATCCTCGAAGGTTTTAACGATGCTCTGGTTTTGTCCCGCAACGTGTCCGTTTACAACACTGACGGCTCGATGATGGAACGAACCAACAACGTCATCTATCGTCCCCAACCGTACATCGCGCAGAGCTTTGACGGAATGGATCAGACCAACAACTTTACGGCCTACACCCAGTTGTCCGTCCCGGCGACACTTGGCTTTCAAAAGTCTGTGCCGTTCGTCCTGGACGCGCTCGAGCTGCGTGATGCGCTGCAAGAAGGTCGCCTCGGTGATGCCGCCAAACAAAAGCTGGCATCCGACATCAACATCGCCATCATGAACAGCGCCGCAAACCTCGGCTCGCTGGTGGTCACTGTCAGCACTGCTGCCGGCGACTACGACGACATCGCTGCGTGCGACAGCATCATGAACGAGCAGGGCGTCCAAGCCTTTGACCGTTACCTGGCACTGTGCAGCCGCGACTACAACGGCATTGCTGGCAACATCGCTGGCGGCGCTACTGGTGGTGGTGCATCGCGTTCGTTCTCAGGCAACAAGTCAAACAACGCTTTCGAGCGCAGCTACGTTGGCATGGTTGCAGGCTTTGAGACTTACAAGCTGGACTACTCCAACCGCATCCTTGCGGCTACTGGCGCAGATCCAACGATGAGCACTCTGGCTGCTGCAAACAACTACTACGTGCCTGTGGCAACACAGACCGCAGTGACCGGCGAAACGCAGAACGTGGACAATCGTTTCCAAACGATTACCGTGTCCAGCACCACCGATCTGCCGGCCGGCACGCCCATAGAAATCCAAGGTGTCGAAGCCGTGCATCACATCACTAAGCAAGGTACTGGATTTTCTAAAACCTTCCGTGTGGTGAGCGTGACCAATGCGACCACCTGCGTTATCACACCTCC